TAGTTCCTGTGCTTTGGAATGTTGCTGCTGTTGGGTGAGTATTTCCTGTTTGAACAGTAAGAACACCACCATCAACTGTAGCGGTTCCGATAGACACACCATTATTACCACCATCAACAAACAGCATGCTTGCATTACCATTTGACTCAACACGGAAGTCTAAATCAGCAGAATCATCATTAATAACAGTTTCAGTAGGAAGAATATCTATGCGACTAACTTCAGACCCAGCTACGTTAGTAGTCAAAACCATCCTTGAAGTCTCTGAACCAGAAGTTGCAGTTTTTATTTGATTTGAAATTCTTCCGAAAGTATGAACATTTCCAGCAGTATCTTTTCCCTTAAAAATAACTTGCCCTAAAAAGTCATTATTTGCACCTGTAACATTTCTTGATAGTTCAAGTAGAGGCCCAGAGTTTGCATCTGTATCAGTAGACTCAAGCGTAAGTTGTGTAGTGTTATCAGCAGTTGTAATTGTAGAGCCATCAGTTGCAGTAAAGCCACCCGTGATGGCTACGCCTGTGTTGGTAGTCTCAAACTTTTTAGAACCATTATAATAAATATTTACTGCACCGTCTTGTATGGCTTGTAAAAGAGCTTCATCATTAGCGGCATTATTGACACTTAATTGGTTTGTTAAAATCTGTAGATTTCCTGTGCCTTGATCACTAATAAAACTATTTGACCCATCATGAAAGATTTGAAGGTCACCAGTCCCAGTGCCACCAAAGGTAGCCTTCTGGCTGTCGGGTAGTCCAAAGCCACCATTAAATACAGCTTTAGCCGTGGTGGTCAGGACGCCTGTTACGCCTAATATGCCACCTACGGAAGCATCATCCGCAACAACCAGATCGTCACTAACTATCAAGTCTACCACAGACAAAGAGGCGAAGGCATCGACCACTTTGGCTCCAGAGCCTGCTCCGTCTAAGTATACAGCCTTAGTTTGTCCCGCTGGGATTGTAATAGTCGCGCCAGAACCCTGCTTAATAATAATGTTCTGCGAACCAGATGTTCCGTTCTCAATAAAACAGACCTTGTTTACTGTGTTTGGTGCAATGGTAATTGTACACGCTGAGTCGAGCGTACCCGTGTATTCAACGTACAAAGCCCTGACTGGGTCTGTAGCGCCGTCAGCTATGGTTGAGGTGTGCGTGTTAGCATTGGTTGTAATGCCTTCTGTGCCGTAGCCCAGAGCCTCGCCAATCAGTTCAAGGTTCGTATTCGTAACCGTTCCCCATGAGCCTGACTGATCGCCAGTTGCCATCTCATTGAGGCGAAGGTCATTTACAAAGGTACTAGTCATATCAGTCGATCCTTACAATTGCGTTATCTTTGGTATTCGCAGGAAATACGATCTTGAACGTACCCCCACTGACGGTAAAGTCACCACCAAAATCCAGAATTGCGATTGCGCCTCTTGAGTTTGAGGAGGCATCGCCCAGTGTCTTGTTGTAGATTAATGCGCCACGGGCAGTAAATGTAGCTGAAGTGAACTCTGGATCGGCTGCATCAAACACGCCGCTGGTGCTGTTTTCTTCTACTGTCTTACTTGCCAGTGCAATACCGCCAGTGGTGTAACCGTTACCGTTAGCCACTTCATTGGCTGTTATGTAACCGTCTGTCGCGGCACTGAGCGTTGCTGAACTTGTGTAGAGCGCAATGTGCAGCGTATCGCTGTCTAAGTGCTGATCACCCAACATAACGTCTTTCTTAAATAGTGTACTCATCGCTTGTGTAATAGCCATTATAGACCTCCATTATATTCTGCTGCGTAATCGCGTTGCATCTCTTGTACAAACAATTGCAGTGCTTCGTCAAATTGTGTCTTGTAAAGAGCCAATGTTTCTCCAGCTTTAAGAAATGATGACGCCTCATACAGACACGCGGATAGTAACAGATTTTCTGCGTTGTCGCCAACCCAGTTGGTGGTGTTAGCAGCACTTAGCCCAGTTTCCGGTGCAATAAAGTCCACTAAGTATGGGTCAGCGGCATCTGGAGTTGGGGCAATTGTGATCGTAGTCCCAGCCGTAGCGGATGACTTTGTACTGTAAAACCTTGGCGTGGCTTGTAGTGTGGCGTTGGGCCAGAAGTCCCGCAGGTACGAATCTATTCTGTGATCTAGGTACGCCGTAACATTTGAGCTTATTACCGACACCTGCCTGATCATCCGCGCAGTTGGCACGACATAGTCAGAAGTTCCCGCAACTAGGTTAGCTGCTGAAGAGGTCTGCCTAAAGCACGGCAGATTTGGCAGGCGCGAGAAGATCATCGCCTCTGCCTGCTCTATGATCTCATCAATTGACGCCGTCAGCTCTGTGGAATCGTCTTCCAAAAAGTTCTGGATATTTGCTTTTAATGTTGTGTAATTCATTATTCACCCCACCCGTGGATTCCCCAACCCTCTTGGCTCCAGCCAAGAACTTGGACATCTTCTGCGCCTACGCCGCCTGTGCCTGCAACGCCAGTTTCATCAATTGATAAGCTCAGAGATTCTATGCCGACGCCGCCCGTACCGCCTGATCCAGATACGCCTTTGACACCAGTTGGCGTTATAGTACCGACTGCACCCGTGCCGCCCACACCAGTCTCTGCTAATGTCAGCTCTAGTAGTTCTGCGCCTATGCCACCTGTGCCACCCAGTCCTGATGGGCTAGGTACACTGGCCATATCAAGAGACACAAAGCCAATTCCACCAATGGCTGGAACTCCGATAGGCGGCAAGAGCCGTGGGTCTATTGTCCAGTCTTGGGTAAACCCAATAAATACTGCCACATTCTCAGGATCGGTATCTGGCCGACCATTAAATAGAGCGGTGGCGTCAACGACATTCTTTGCAGGCGTAAGCTGTGGGTGCTTTGGCTCCCAGTCTTCAGGCGAAACACGCAAGCCATCCCAAGTGGTTTTCAGCTTAGAGTATCTGACCCTAAGACCACTTCTGTCGCTTATTGCGTAGGATTTTTTTCCTCTTGCGTATTTTGCCATTAAGATAAATTCAGCGCGGTTGGCTGAATCCTCAAGCTCACGCCGTCATTATCAGTCGATGCGGCAAAGCTAAACGCCCGCTCATACATTTCATTTAGTATCTGAAACTTCTCAGTTGCAAATTTTAATGACAACTTACTCGCCAGGCCAGCGCAGATGCATTCGTTCCAGCGATATGGAATGTCGGCGTCCTGGTTAGACGCCGTGACGTCCTCTAGTTGGTTTATAGACCAGTAGATGATGCTGTACGTTGTCCTGTCTGGAACCTGCCAGATGTAGAGGACTGGCGTGATCTGCTTGTCCAGCATGTACTGGCTTGGCTTGCCCGGTGACGTTTTGTTTGGCAGTTGGTTGTAATCAGCAATCGAAACGCGATTAATAATCTGGTCAGACGTATCTGTCCCAGAGCTGTCGCGGATTACCGCGTCTAAAATATCAATCGTGCCAGCAGGCAGCGGGTATGGCGCTGTCTGGCCGTTCACTAGGGTCAAAGTCTTCTGCGACAGCGCCCAGTAGTTAATACCCCTGTTAGCCCACTCAGAGAAGAGCAGGTTAAGGCTACGACGCGCTGAGATAGCCCTGTCGCCTGTCTGTACCTGTGGATCAACACCGCAACGCTCGAACGCCTCAGTGATGATTTCCTGAACATCTGGCTTAAACGCTACGGTTCCTGAAGTTGCCATTTATTTCCCCTATGCGAAGAACACGTTCATTAATACAACTGTAGCAACTGTATATTTTACAGATAAGCCAGCCTTAAAGAGCATGCCCTCATCTGGAATGGTGTTATCCACAGTTGAATTGTCTGTGCCAATAGTCTGAGCTTTAAATATGATAGTGCCACTGTCTGGCGTACCATTAAAGAAATCAACTAGCCCTGCCGTTCCAGCGGAGACAATTGAATAGCCCTTTAGTCGTGTGCGACCACCGCCAGCAACTTCGCTGGCACATAATGAGCCAGAGCCAACTGTGATGTTTGCCGCATACTGAGCAGAGCATTCCACTGCGCTAACAGTTAAAAATAATTTAGCACCCGCCACTGCTTCAGCAGAACCTGTGGATGTTATGACTTCAGTAATAGCATTACCAAAAACGTCAGTTCCAGTAATACTACACGTTTTATTGTTGTCCCCAGTCCCAGCCGTTGTGACGGTCACATTTCTAGCACCACCACCTAAGAAGGTAGTTGCCGCCATTGTGGCTGATGTATTTGGTCGAGCTACTGTAACCAACCGATCTGGATCGGCTGC